CCCATGCGGTTCGTATCCAGCTCGGCATCGGCAAGAACCTTCTTGGCGCTGTGCGTGATGAGAACGGCAAGGTCACAGCCTACGGCGACGATCCGCTGTTCGCTAAGGACTTTGTTGTTCGCGTTGTAGAAGCGCCTGTGAGCGGCACTGAGGGGCTGCTGAACAAGGCATTCGTAGTGCGTAATGCGTTGACCAACGACACGACGTGGCAGTACAACCTTCTGTGTGACACTGGGACGAAGTAATGTCCAAGCGTACCGGCATCTACTTCTTTACGAAGAACAGCCCCAATGAATTCGAGCAGTACCTGTCACTGGCGGCTGAGGCACTGGACGGACTCGCTGAAGAGGTTGTTTCCGCCGTGCTGGATCGTGCGGTCAAACGCATGGAGGGCATCATCAATGACGGCGGTATCAACAAGACCATCAAGGGCGGGCCACGTATTGATTCGCGCGACATGATTAACAGTGTCGGCAGCACCCTTACCGGCAACGGCAAGGCCCGTGTGCAGGCATCCTTCGGGTTCATCAACGATGCACCCATCTGGACACGCTTTCAAGAGCGAGGAACCCGCGCACTTGGCCCCATGCGTAATCGTGGTAGCGGCGGGGACGGTGGGATTGCACCAATGCTCGCCTACGCAACAGCACTGGGTGAGGCCATTGTAGATTTCCAGAACCGCGTTGACTCTGTGCAGTGGGCATCCTTCTCACAGCTTTCCATGATTGACAGGAAGAATTAATATGACGATGACATTTGCTGAGGCACAGCAGGCGATCATGGATCGGCTTGCTGCCTCCCCGATCCCTAACGTGTTCGAGGGCGCGGTGCCACCCGGCTTCGTCCTGCCGTCCGAGAACAACGCTCACCTTCCTTATGTCTGCATCAGCTTCGGCGGCAAGTCCCCGGTGGCGCTGAGCAATCAGGGCATCACATCCAGCCGCGACCACCTGAAGCGCACGACGGTAACTGTCGAGTGCATCGGTGACAGCCCTCGGGATGTGCGGCGAGTGACCGAGATTGTCCGTGATTTGCTGGAAGGCTACATCGTGGACGACAGTTGGGGCGAACTGAGCGAACTGCTCGCTGGCGATTACACCATGTACCAGCCCGACTACGAACTGTGGCCTGTGCGGTATGCCACCGGCATCCACTACAGCGCCTACACTAACGCCGCAAGTTAAACAAATAGACAAACGAGTAATTTATATGGTAAAATTGAAGGAATGGATATGTCACGTTCACTTTATCGAATTAACGGAACGGATCGTACCGTAAGCGTCACCCCTGAGTTCGCCGCTAAGTTCGGCGGTATGACTCTCGTGGCCGAGGATGCTGTTGTCACTAGCGCCTCACAATCAACCGTCAAGGCCCGTGCTAAGACAACTAAGACTAATTCCTCAAAGGAGGGGAAGTAACAAATGAAGAAGATGCTTAACCCTAACACTACTCTCATCGTAGTGCCCGAAGCTGGTGTGGCTGACCCGTACAACCCGACCGCCGCTGAGCTTACCGCTGTCGGCGCGATCAACATTTCGCAGGCCGTCACCCGTGGCTACACCCTGAACCCGACCGACTCGGACACCGACGACACCGCGAGCATCGTGGACACCGGCAACGTGCAGACCCGCCTCCTCGACAACTACGAGGGCGAACTGACCATGTTCCGTGACGCTGACGAGACGGACACTACCTCTGTCTACAACGTGGCGTTCGAATATTTCAAGGAGCCTGACCAGCGCTTCTTCGTGTACCGTCGTCTGGGCAAAAAGTCCAGCGTTGCGGTCGCTGCGGCTGACACGGTTGAGGGCTTCCTGTTCTCGAACGACCGCACCCGGAGCGTCGATGGTGGCGACAACGGCCCTGTGCAGTTCACCGTCCCGCTGCTTTCGCAGGGTACCTACACCGGTTACGTTGAGGTTGCTGCCGCTGCTGCGCCGTAATAGTTAAGGTTTGACAAAGATTAATTTCTTGCTATAATGGGGAGAGAGTCTAAAATGACTCTCTCCCCTTTATACTTTTCTGGAGGAAAAGCACATGGCAAATATCGATGTTGACGCTGCGGTTGAGGAAGCGACGAGCAAGGAGAACTTCGATGTCCTCGCCTTTGTTCAGGGCAGTAACCTGCCTACCCATGATGTGACTGTCTACACGGATGGTGATGCAGCACTCCGTATGGCCCGTATCCTCATCGCTGAGGATGAGCGCGAGCAGCGTAGGCAGCTTGAGGGCGTGAGCCTTGCCGACGACGACGAGGCTGTGGACGAGGACGAGATTACCGAACTGCACGACCGACTGGTGGCTAGCCGTCTGGTCTTCCACATGCAGGGACTTGCCCCGAGCGCTACCCGCGCACTGCACAATAAGCTTAAGGCCACTCACCCGTATGTCGATGGCGGGGAAAACCCCGAGTACACCGAGGCGTTCAACAACACCCTGATTGCCAAGAGCATTCTGTCGGTGGAGAACGCGGCTGGTGCCAAGAACACCGACAAGTGGACTGCCGAGAAGGTGTCCGACCTGCTCGATTCGCTGTATGTCTCCGAGGCTAACAAGATTTTCGACGGGGCAGCAGAACTTACCTACATTGGCGCGATCTTTGATCGTGCGGTCAGCGCGGATTTCTCGTAGAAGCGCTGACTTGGCCGCAGAATTTGCCGTATCTGACGCGAATTCAGTCTGCGCTTGCTAGAGGGCAACGCCCCACTGCGGCTCTACTTGAGGAGTCCGATCCGATGACGGGTTGGACTTCTCACGATTACCGCCTCCAAGAAGCAGGATACATCTTGGAGAAGGAAGTCTGCAAGACATGCGGCAACCCTGTCTGGCTGTGCCACAGTACGAACAACGCGATTGACTTTGAAGTTAAAACCGGTGCGTGCTATGCCGACGCGGAAATTAAGGACTACGAGGAGAAACCCGGTGCTGAGCGCCTAAGCGCTGGCGAGTACCACTACGCAGTAGCTGTCGGAATTAAAAACGAAGACGGCACGTATGACCCGCTCCCCTCACGTCGGGAAGCGTTGGCCTCCACCGTATAACAGAAAGTAGTTCGCGTGTCGAATAACAACGACATTAGGGGTAGCATCGATCTTGATGCTACCCCTGCTGTGCGTGCGCTTAGCGCTGCAAAGAAGGCATTCCGTGACCTGAGCAATGCTACCACGGATACCACCAAGAAGATGACCGCTGACCAGCGGGCGGCAGCAAATGCAGTCATTGCCAACGAAGCAAAGATTCGCGCTGCTCGTGACAAGACGGTTGCCAATTACCGCGAGACTCTTGCGAAAATTCGTCGGCTCGATCTTAACGCACAGAACGACCGCAAGATTTCTCGCCAGAAGGCCAACGACGGTTCGGCTGAGTCTGCTGCGCGTGTCGCTGGTACCGAGGCTAAGACTGAGCTTACGGTTCTGAAGCAGCAGACCGAGGAAGTCCGTAAGCAGGGTGTTCTCAAGGAGTCTGCCGCTCGTGAAGCGCTGACTCTTGAGAAGCAGCACACGGAAGAGATTCGCCAGCAGGCCATCCTTATGACTGCTGAGGGTCGGGCTGCTGAGTCTGGCTCGCGTCAGCAACTGACCAAGAGCAAGCAGATCACCGAGGAACTGCGCCAGCAGATTCTTATTCAGGATGCCGCTAACCGTAAGGAAAGCGCTGCCATTCGGAACCAGATTGCGTTGCGTCGGCAGGTTTTCCGTGAGCAAGAAGCGGCTGCCCGGGCACAGGACCGCAAGCAGCAGAACATTAGCGGTATGCGGTATGCGCTCTACGACGTTGCTGGTGCGGCTGCCGCAGTCGGACTCGCTGGTGTCGGCGCTGCCGTGGGGATTACCAAAATCGCTGTTGCGTGGGAGAAGTCCTTCGCTGAGGTAGCGCGTACTTCCAAGGTATCCAGCGATGATGTCGGGTACCTCAAGGCGCAGTTCGTCAACCTTGTTGACACGCTGCCGGTTAGCTGGGAAAAGCTCACCGAGATTGGTACCCTCGCTGGTCAGCTTGGTATTGTTAAGAGCGAGGTTGCTGACTTCACCAAGGTTACCGCTATGTTCTCCGCGACCACTGGCGTTTCGGTGGAGGACACCGCTACGGCATTTGGCCGTCTTGACGCGCTTATTCCATCCGTCGATGGCAACTATCAGGGACTTGCTGAGTCCATCCTTAAGGTCGGCACTAACTCGGTTGCGACCGAAGGCGACATCATTAATATTACCGGTCAGCTTGCGTCTATTGCTGGCCCTGCCGGGTACTCCTACGACCAGATCATCGGTCTGTCGGGTGCGCTTGCGTCCGTTGGTGCCCCGCCCGAGCTTTCGCGTGGTACGATCCAGCGTGCATTCGGCAAGATCGGCGCTGCTGTTTCTGACGGCGGTATCGAGCTTGACAAGTGGGCTAAGGCTTCCGGCATGTCCGCCGATGAGTTCCGCACCCAGTGGAACGATGATGCCTCTGGTGTCTTCACTAAGTTCATGGGCAAGATTAATGAAGCCGGTGTCGGGGCTGACGCTGTTCTCAAGGAACTCGGCATCACCTCTGTGCGCGACGTGCCACTGCTGAAGAAGCTGGCTGGCGCTGCCGATAACACGGGCAAGTCTGGCACTCTGCTCAAGACTTCGCTGGAGCAGGCGGCTGATGCTACTGGCGAGCTTCAGAAGCAGTACGCTATTATCTCTGGCACCACTGGGGCTAAGCTTCAGGTGCTGCTCCAGAACATTCTTTCCACGCTCGACAAGATCGGCTCTAGCAACTTCGGGCTGCTCAACGACCTTATCACGAACGTCACCACCAGCGTCCGCGACTTCAGCGACTCTCTCAACGAGCCTGTGCGTCTCTTCGATATGTGGAATCTGGACATCACAAACGGTGAACTGGCTGGCATGGGTGTGGTGATTGCTGGTGTCGTTGGCGCACTGGGCCTGCTTGTCGCGGGCATTGGTCGGGTTGCGGCTAGCACACTGGCTATGCGCGACGTGATGGGCGTGATGCGCGGTTCATTCTCCAAGACTAGCACCACTGCGAGCGGGCTGGCTACGAATATCTCGTACCTCAAGGGGAACGTAGGCGGCTTGGCCGGTCGCATGAGCCTTGCGAGCAAGGCTACTGGTGTGTGGAACTCCGCATCCAAGGGTCTGCACTCTGCGCTGTCGAAGATCGGCCCCGAGCTTGCTGTCGTGGCTGCATTCGCTGGTGCCGACTATCTGCTCCAGCTTGATAAGCAGTCGCGTGAAGCTGGTACCGGCGCAGACCAGATGGCTAACAAGTTTATCGCTGCTAAGGACTCCCTCAGTCTGCTCAAGGGCATCAAGGTCAATCAGGGCGGTGCGTGGGGAAATGAGGACTTGAAGCCCTTCATCACGGACATCGACAATCTTGGCAAGGGTCTGGACCACATCGGCAAGGGCGGCATGTGGAACGACTTTGGCGAGACGTTCAAAGACCTTGGGCGTGTCGGCAAGGAAGACAGCTTCGCCAACATCACCACCGGTCTGAGCAAGATGGATGCCGGGTTCGAGCAGCTTGTCGGTGCTGGCAACGTCAAGGTCGCCAAGGACCAGATGCAGCAGCTCGTCTCGTCGGCCCACCTGACAGACGACCAGCTCTCTGTGCTGATCGAGCGGATGCCGAACTATAAGCGCGAATTGACCAACACGCTTAATGGGCACGAAATGGATGCCACCGACGAAAATCTCCGCAAGGCGGCTCGCGGCGGTGTGTCGGAAATGACCGATGCTCTGGTTGAAATGGCTGGTGTTTCCAAGGATGCTGTTACCGCGAACTTCGGCGGCAGTAGCGATGCGGCCTTGCAGTTTATGGACTCCATCGATCAGGGCACCGAGTCTATCTATGACATGAACGCTGCTTACCAGAGTACGCTTGACCGCGTTAACCAGAAGGGCAAGGATGCGTGGGTCAAGGCTGGTAACGATGTCTCAGACTACACCGACATTGCCACGGTTAGCCTTGACGACTTCCTGACCACGATGGACGGCCAGATTGTCACCGCGCAGAAGCGCTTCGGCAACCTCGCTAAGATTGCTTTGCGCGGCGGTCAGGATGCGGCGGCGGAAGCGGCCAAGTATTCGCCCGAGATTATCGATACGATTGCCAACGGTAGCGACGAAGGTTTCCAGCACTGGCTCGACAACCTCGACCTGATGAGCAAGGATGCGCGTTCGCTCGTTGAGGCCAACATCGCGGGTCTGACTCCAACCGTTGTTGCTGACTTTAAGCGTCTCGGTGGTGGATCACGCGACGAACTCATTAAGGCACTCTCCGAGGGTACCCGTACTGTCGATCAGATTCTTGACGATCTTCGCAAGGACAACGCCGGTAAGCCTATCCGACTCAACACTGACACGAGCAAGGCCGCTAAGGACATTGCCGATTTCAAGGCTCGACAGAGCGGCGGTAAGGTCGATCTGGAAGCTGCGCTCAGCACATACGACGCGGCGCGAGACTTGGACCGCTGGATTGCCAACAATAACTGGCGTGTCGTCCACATTCAGGTTAACGCTACTAACCCCAACATTGGCTTCGGTCTTGGTGACGGGCACGCAACTGGTGGTTACATCAGCGGTCCCGGCACCGGTACCTCCGACTCCATCCCGGCGCGACTCTCCAATGGTGAGTTTGTGTTCACGGCTGCTGCTGTGCGGAACATCGGCGTGAATAACCTTTACGACCTGATGCGTCAGGCTCAGCGCGGGTTCGCCACTGGCGGTTATGTCGCGGCATCTAGCAACAGCTACGTGCCATCCTACGGCGGCTCCAGTGGTAGCCGAAGTGGTTCTACGGCTGGTGTCACGATTGTCGAGCTTAGCGCTTACGACCGTCAGCTTCTCGCACAGGCTGGCAACGTCCAGCTTCGCATCGGAAACAAGGTGGTCGCTCAGGCGGCTAACGCGGCCAACGTGGTCGCTAAGAAAAGAGGAAGTAACTAATGGCTAACGGCCTGTGGTTCGGTACCCGAGCCTACATGCAGTACGTCCCCCAGCCAGCCTTCAATGCAGACTATTCGAAGGCTGGCTGGGATGCCGGTTCGCAGTTCCTGAACGGCGGTGCCTCTGTGCGCCGCTCTGCTGGAGCGCACAAGGTCTACAACATGGCGTGGAACCTTGCGAGCCGTGACACGCTGCGTCCGATCACTGACTATGCGGAAGGGGTCTACGGCGATGGCCTGATCTACTTCCTCGATGCAATGACGATGGACAAGAACGTTCTGCCGCAAGGCTGGGCCTTCCCCGCTCAGCCGGGGGCACCGTCGCTGCTCTCAAAAGCCAAGCCTACCATCGTGGACACCGAGGTTAATTCTCAGGGTTACCCGAGCAAGAGTGCGGTGTATACGTTGAGCGCTACGAGCGTCAGCAAGAGTATCTACATTCCGATCCCACCCGGCTACACGGCGTGGGTTGGAGTGCATGGTACATCCGTCGCGGCAGCGACCGATCCCAACACAGGCGCACCGATCAACGCCCCCTCTGTGCTGGTCACCCCCAACACCGGTACAGGCGGGCCTGTCGCTCTCTTGCCGGTGGATACCCCTAACCGGGTCAACACTACCGTCGCTGGCAGCGGGTTCGAATTGAGCCTCACTGGTGCTGGGACGCTCACCATTGCCGGGATCATTGTTCAGGTGCTGCCCATCGGGGCTACGCCGAGCGGTGGCGGCTTTATTTCGGGTCAGGGTCACTCGGGTTGCGCCTTCGCTTCCCAGCCCTCCCAGACGGCGTACAGCGCCGCTCTTGACAAAGTAGGAATGACTGCAACTCTCGTGGAGGTTGGCATATGGAAATAACACTTACTATTAATGGCGAGGTTGACCCCTCGCTCTCCGACTACTCTGTCAGCGAGGACTCCACCCCGCTTATCGGTGGTGATACGTCGGGTGGCATCGGCCAGATCAACGCCAGTGCCGACACCACTGATGCCAGCGCCAGCACCCTCGGCACGACGCTGACGGTCACCGACTCTGACCGTGGAACTATCTCTGGTATAATTACAACTGTTGAAAACAACGACGGTGCTGCACACTTCACGGCTGACTCCCCGCTGGGCCAGCTTGTCTCGGTTGTCACCGCACAGCCCCAGAAGACCACACTTGGTGCTGCCTTTACCTACTACCTCGCTCTGTGCGGGATCACCAAGAACATCTTCGTTGATCCACTGATTGCCTCGCGTGCCGTGATCTATCCCGGCTGGCGCGAGGAAGCTTGGACGCAGATCAAGAAGATGTGTATTGCTGAGCGGGTCGAGGTTGCCGTAATCGACGGCATCATCACCCTTCGTCTCCCCCGCGCCTCGCGTGCCGACAGCAGCAATCTTATCTCTTCGAGCTGGTCGTTCGACACCACACAGCTCGCGCAGAGCATAGAAGTCTTCCAGTACAACACCAGCTATGGTACTAACCGTATTGTTTATCCTGCCGGTGAGTGGATCGAGGAAGCCAATGGTACGGCTAACGATGGCTGGAATAGCAGCGCGCAGGTTTACATGGTGGACTACGGTGAGATTCTTGAGTTTGATATTGAAATTAACGCCACGCTGACCGCCATCCAGCAGCCTAGGTGTGTGTCGCGCATGGACTTGTACTACAAGTATGGCAGCGCCTACACGGTGATGGCTAACAACGCCAAGGCTCCAATGAACCCCGCAACGTGGAACAAGAACGGCGGCTACGTCAAGGTGACGCAGAAGAAGAATGCGCCTAATACCCTAACGGTGCGAATCTCCTCTGGTGGTAATTCCCCACGGAACGCCCCATACTCCATCGGTATGCCGTGGGGTGGTGACATTGTTTCGTCCCTCCGTATCGTCGGTACTGGTGTGTTCACGCAGAAGCAGAAGCTCACCTTCCCGACCGGACTTACAGTTAATGAGACTTCGACTGAGATTGGCGTGTCCGTCGATAACGAGTTCGTCTCCAGCTTGGACAAGGCATACAGCGTAGCACGTCGCACACTGGGGCAGTATTCGGGGCTTGTCAAGACTGTGAGCGGGTCGGTTGCTGACATGGGGCTGGACTTCGGCAGTATGGCCGGGGCACGACTCCGAGACGGTGATAACGAATACCGTATCCGCACCGTCGAGACTGGTCCAGATCAGATTTCCTACACGGCTGAGTCCGACAACCAATTCTCTGACCACAACACGGCGTGGGCAGGCAAAACCTTCGGTGATTTCAACACAGAACATGCGGGTCAAACCTTCCTTGACCACACAATCGCTCCTCTGAAACGGATTAATTAATGAGTGAAAAGCTTCCTACCCCTGTCCTCCCGGCTTCGGCTATGGAGTGGGCGCGGGCAGTAACCCAGCGCCTTGAGGACGTTGAGGTACACAGCGAAAAGACAAGCAACAGCGTTCAGGCTACCCGACGCATGGTGGCTGATGTTGCGGCTACCACAGCCACTGTGCAGGATGCTGTCGATGGAGTGGTCAACACCATCGATCCCGAGCCAGCACAGGTTGTCAACGTGATCGCCACTCCGGGTAGCTACTGGAACACGGACGGCGCTGCCGTTGGGTCTGTGGACCTTACGTGGGATGCGGTCGAATTCGCGCAGGCGCTTGAGGCACCCGTCGTGATCTTCGAGGAGGCCGAGGTTATCGATGACAACGTGGGCGACCTTGATGGCGAGGACACGGCTGTTATCGACCCCGAGCCGGTGGACGAGGCTCCGCAGTACGACGCTGAGGCGGGCCTGCCCATCACTATTATTCGGTACGAGGTTTGGGGCCGCAAGACCTATATTGCCCCTGAGCTTCCCGATGCTGACGTGAGCGAAGACCCGGTGGATGACATCACCGTACCTCTCGCTGAGGACTCCCTGCTTGATGAGGAACCGGCCTTCCTCCGACTGACCACCAGCCAGACCGCTAGCGCAACTGTGCTGGGCCTCGAAATGGGCACGGACTACACGTTCATCGTGCGCGCCATCGCTACGAGTGAGGTTTCCGGCCCGTTCTCCGACGAGCTTGACGTGACCACCCCGGCTAACCTCCCCGTGATGGCTGCTCCGACGACCCCGATTGTTACGTCTGAACTGGGCGTGGTGTCGGTAGAGTGGGACGGTCTCATGTCGGACGGCCAGCCCCCTGTGCAGTTCTCCGGTGTATTCGCACAGATCAGCGACAGCGAGACGGGTATCTACACGTCGGCTGGGCAGAATCTGCTCATTGCTGGCAAGTCTGTTATCCCCGGTCTGGTTAAGGGTAATACTTATTGGGTGCATCTGGTTGGAATCGACCGGCTCAATCAGGTTACTACGCCTTCCGCCGCCGTCTCTGTTGTGGTTGTGGGCGTTGACCTTGGCGACCTCGAAGCTGCTGTGACTGAGGCGATTGACAGCGCACAGGCTGCTGGTACTGCTGGTCAGGAGGCTGCGGCAACGGCGCAGAGTGCTGCGGACTCGGCTGACGCAAAGGCTGCTCAGGCACTGCTCGATGCCGCGAACGCTAAGCAGGAAGCTATCGATGTAGCCGCTGCCGACGCTCAGGCGAAAGCTGATGCCGCACAGCAGGCAGCAATCGATGCTGCTGCCATCACCGCTCAGGCGAAGGCTGATGCAGCTAAGGCTGCGGCCACTACCGCTGCTGCTGCTGACGCGCAGGCTAAGGCAGACGCTGCTCAGGCCGCTGCTATCGATGCTGCGGCTACGACCGCGCAGTTGAAGGCTGACGGTGCTGAGCAGGCTGCCATCGACGCGGCTGCTATCACGGCTCAGAGCAAGGCCGATGCCGCGAAGCAGGCTGCGATTGATGCGGCGGCGCTGACAGCACAAGCTAAGGCGGATGCTGCAAAGTCGGCTGCTATTAGCGCCGCTGCAACCGATGCAACCACTAAGGCGGATGCGGCTAAGGCGGCTGCAATCTCTGCGGCTGCTACCGATGCGACCACGAAAATGAACACGGCGCTCACCGCTGCCAACGGCAAGAACCGCATCATCTTTTCCACGTCCGACGCGACGGGCACCGCAGATGCTAATGGTGTCGCCTATGTGTCGGGCGACACTTGGTTCAAGAAGTCCGGGTCGCTCATCATCGGGCAGTGGGAGTTCGTCTCTGGCGCATGGGCTAAGCGTACCATCGACAACGCAGTCATCGCCAACCTCGACGCGGGCAAGCTCACGGCGGGCACGATCAGCGTGGACCGCCTTGCCGGTAACTCTATCGCTGCATCTAAGCTGATTGCCGGGACCATCACCGCTGCCTCCGGTATCCTTGATGATGCGGTGGTGACCACTGCTAAGATCGCTGACCTTGCTGTGAACAATGCCAAGATCGCTAACCTTGACGCAGCTAAGATCGACGTGGGCACCCTGAACGTTGATCGCCTCAATGGTGCCGATGTGCGTGCCAAGATTATTGCTGCCGGTAAGATCACCGCTAACGACATTAACGTGGGTAGCTTGCAGGCTGCCATCGTCACCGCGACTGCCGTGAGCGGTGTGACCATCACAGGTACCACCATGCAGAGCAGTCCAGCGGCCAACACTGGTGTTAAGTTTACTTCGGCTGGTATCTTCGGCTACGACGCTAGCGGCGCACAGAAGTTCAAGCTGGACGCGCTCACTGGCGCGCTCACTGCTTCGAGCGGTACGTTCACCGGCACTGTCAATGCGACAGCCGGTACCATTTCCGGTGACCTTGCCGTTACTGGTTCGATGACTGGTGGTAAGTACCTCAGTGCATCCTCCGGTCGCCGCGTTGAAATCTCTGGATCGTCTGCCAAGTTCTATGAAAATGGCACTACCGGTGAGTTCGGCTCTGAGGCTGAGATTTACGCCTATAGCGCGTCCCCGAACACTGGCAATGGTCAGTTGGTCCTTGAGGGCGGCAGCGCTAGTGTGACTGTCGGCCACAAGAATATGTATACATCCGGTTCGTCATCCCTCCAGACTGACGGCGCTGAGATCGGTATGCTGTGGGTAGACAAGATTTACCAGAGCAACGACACCGGCTGGGTTAACATGACCTACGCCAGTGACTACCAGACTCAGGGCGGTACGGCGGTAGCCTTCCGACGCATCGGCGACATTATTTATGTGCGCGGCCTTATCGATAAGATCAGTGCTAACTTCTCAGCAAACGTCACATATGTAGTGGGTACCATTCCTACTAGCTTCTGCGGCAACGAGTGGATTTACCTCCCGATTGCTGGCGACGTTGGTGCCGCGCAGTTGCAGATTCTCGACACCGGCTCTGTGCGTGTGCGCGCCTTCACTGCTTGTGCTTGGCTGGGGCTGTCAACGAACTACCGACTGAACTAACGATAACTAATTGTTTATGCTATACTGGATAACTGTAGACTTTAAGGGAAATTAATCAATGGATATTGCACAGACTGTAGTGAATAAGTTGCAGCAGGAACTGGCTCAAGCAACGCTGCGAGCAGTTATTGCGGAGGCCCAACTAGAAGCGCACCTTCAGGCGGCGGCTGAGGAGGGCGGCGAATAATGGGAATGGTTGGAAAGATCGCCGTACCGGACATCAACGATCCGGTTGACAACCTTCACGGCACCTTCGCTACGATGGCGACCAGCATCAACAACGCCCAGATGGTCAAGGTCGCAACCTCGCTGGCCCAGCTTAACGGCTGGACCGGCTCGGCCTATCCCGATGGCACGTTGGTCAGCATCAATGCGCTGAGCGATGGCCTCGACCGGGGAAGTCTCTTCCTTCGCACGACCGGTATCTGGGTCAGCGTCTCTGGCCTCAAGGTCACCAACCTTGCCACCTTCGTTGCGGCTGTCAAGAACTACACCAGCATCAACACTTGGGCTGGTGGCTCGTTCTACGACTCTTCGACAGGCACGTTTGGTATGTGGATTGACGCGGCTGGCGGGTACCGCCCCATCGTGGACAGTTCGTGGATTCCATGCACGTACCCGACTGGCACCAAGCAGCCTAACTTCGGCTACCGACTCTCCTACAAGCTGGTCGCAGGTGGTGTGATGCTCCGTGGCTCTGTGCAGAAGTCGTCTGGTACCTTCCGTAGCGGCCACTGCATTCTGTGGCTTCCCGATGAGGCCCGCCCCGCTGCGTCTATGCGAACCACCGTCTGCGGCAGCACTTGGTCGCTTGCCAACGTGGAAATTGGCTCGGATGGTCGTGGCATCATCTACGGCATTATGAACAAGAACCCTAGCTGGTTCTCGTGGGACGGCATTTTCCTCCCCATCGCCTAACTTAAGGATTTAAACTATGACTTTCGGCATTGACGTTTCCGGCTATCAGGTCGGCATGGACTATGCACAGGCACGACGTGAGGGCGTGGAGTTCGTCATCGTTAAGGCTGCCGGTTACAACACCGGCAGCCTCTACGTGGCGGATGGCTACGCTGAGAACGTCGATGCAGTGCGTGAGGCGGGCATCACTGGTGTCGGTCACTACTACGTTGTTGGTAAGGGTAACCCTACCACGCAGGCTGACTACTTTGTCAAGCACCTGCACGACTTCGACAAGGATCACGACATCCTCGCGCTCGACAATGAGCCGCTGGATGACAACGCTACCTTCTGGACGCAGGACAAGGCTTACGAGTTCCTGTCCCGTGTGCAGGCACTGACCGGCATCCCGGCTAATCGAATCTGGCTTTACTGCCCTGCTGGTCGCACCCGGCTCAACGCCCCGTGGGACAAGATCACTGACGCGGGTTACCGCATCTGGTGGAGCGCTTACGGCAGCTACCCAACCGGCCATGAGCCGGATCACACCCCCGCTCTTGAGGGCAAGATCGACCGCTGGGACATCCACCAGTATTCGAGCGTCGTTCCCGTCGCTGACCGCAAGACCATCGACGGCAACTACACGCCGATCCCGGTTGAGGAACTGTTCGGCGGTGCCGCATACAGCGTCCCGGCTGTTGTCGCCAAGCCGAAGCCGGTTGCCAAGCCCAAGGGTGAGTACCGCTACACTTCCACCGAGGAAGATGGCGAGCGCGGCAAGATTTTCTATGCCCGTGTGCAGACACTCGGCAAGCAGCGCCACGTTTACCCCGCGACGTACCGTATCGACGGACTCACTGGCCCCGCCACTGAGATTGCCCGCGTGAAGCTCACCGCACAGGCACTGAACGGCTGGGTCTATGGCCCGCACACCACGTCTGATGAGGACGGCAAGCCGGGTGTGAACTACTGGACTGCTGTACAGGCAGTTGGTAAGGCAAAGTTCGGTTACACGGGTCTGGTGGACGGCAAGCCCGGTCCCCTTACCTACGCGGCTGAGAACCGGATCACGGCTCATGAGCTTAACACCCACCGTTAACAAAAGGATTTAACAATGACTATTTTTACTCGCGCATTCTGGAAGTACGCTGGCGAGCGTGCCATCAAGACCATCGCGCAGACTGCTATCGCACTCCTCAGTGTCAGCAGCGTGACCGGTGTTCTTGACGTGGTGTGGATCGGCGTTGCCTCCGCTGTCGCACTCGCTGGCATCCTCTCTGTGCTGACTTCCGTGACCACCTACTCTGAGGACGAAGCTGCTGCTGGCGGGAAGCACGTAGCATAATGGCTACGTCCATCGAACCGCAGAATCCCGGTGATGCCATTGCGCTAGCCGGTATTCTCGGTCGTATCGAGGCTAACCTCGGGAACGTCTTCGGCTCTGTTAAGGAACTCTCTGCCGGAATGAAAGAAATCGATGCTCGACTCCGCGTAGTGGAGACTGCCGTGGCACAGCAGCCCGACGAGGGCCGCATCCGAAACCTTGAGGCCACGGTAGAAATTATTCAGACCACAATTCAGGCTACCAAGCCCGCCCCGAAGACCCCGTGGTACTCCGTGATCGCCGGTATTGCCGGTGTCGGAGCCATCGTCACGGCCTTTGTGTTCATCATTAACCTCATTGTCACTCACGTCCCGCTTTAATTTTTAGGAGTAATATGGCTGACTGCTGTAACTGTACCTGTGGCTGCTGCACCCGTGAGGAGTGCCAGAACTAGGGGGTGATCCTAATCTGGAAAAGGCCCGAGTGGAAATTAATCCACTCGGGCCTTTTGTGTATTTAGCGGAGAACCGCTTCGTCCTGATACCTGTTAGTCTCAGTCATTACGAACGTGAGCATACCCGGCTCGGAGTATTCGCCGGTCGCCTGCTCGAAGTAAGGTGAGCCACGGTCCTGTGAGGGGGTCTGCCGCCAGAGGCACGAACCCCAGTCGCTCATCTTGTCGTGGTGGAAGTGGTGCGTGACCAGCACATTTGCCTGTCCGAGAAGGCCGAAGCGTTCCCGGCCAAGCGCCATGTTCTTGAGCCAGTTGTGCGCCTTCTTGTCGATGGTCGCACCAGTCACACCCTTGGCATACACGTCGCCGTGTGTGGTAGCCAGCACCCAGTCGAAGACCTTGACCGCGACACCAGCCTCGCTCTGTGCGATAACCCATTCGATGTGATCCATGCTAGGATCACGGGAGAGCGCGAGCTTAGCCATTTCGAAGGCGTGTGTGTCATCGTTGTCATGGAGCGTGGTGTACTTGCCGTCGATACGGTTCTCGCCGTGGTTACCGCGTGCGGCAAGGACAATCACCTTGTCGAACATGGGAGCCAGCGTGTCGATAGTATGGAGGATGAGGGCAATTACTCCCTCTATCTGCTGCTTTCGGTCCAAGTCAAGGTTGAATGCCTGATTTCCGTAGATAACGCATCCCTCAACCAAGTCTCCACCACCGACGATAACGAGGGTTGTGAGATTTCTTCCAAGTGAGAATAGATCATTAATACGTCGTTGAGCCGCTTCAATGAAGGTGTAGAATTGAGCAGTGGTGGCAGCGGAGCCGCCATTGTAGGACTGTCCAAGCTGAATGTCGTTGATAGACAGGACAAATGCGGCCTCCGGTTCGTCCTCTTCTCGGAAAAGATAATCGGTCCAGTCAATCCGCTGCGTTGCATTCTGTGCGCGAAGCTGCGCCAGCACACCGAGGGGGTCGATGGCGGCGTAGGTGTCCTCTTCAGGCTCGACCACCTTCTTTTCCTTGGTGGTCACACGGAGAGAGCGCTTCGCAGTCTCGCCCTGATCGTACACGGAGAAGCCCAAGGATACGTCGTAACGCTCGCGGTCGATCCCCATAGTAGCCAGTAGCTGCTCGACCTCATCGGCGCTCTGTGGTACCGCTGAGCCTGTTACAACGGCGCTCACGGCTACCTCCTCATTGGGAAGCACACCGCCGTTCTGTCGTGCGGCTTCACGAGCGTCGTTGATCGTGGACTTGCCACAGCCCAGAATCTCTGCCGCCTTGCGGCTGGACACGCCAGCCACACTATCCAAGTCTGCCTGTGTAAGTGCAGCCATTAATCGTCATCTTTCGGTTTGGGCCACCCTCTGAGGATGGTCGGCATGTGGTGGAGAACGTCAACCGCGTACACGATGGCGTGTCGGGCGGCATCATTCGCGTGGACGTTACTGCGGAGATACCAGCCGAAGCGTTTCAGATGGTCGCCGCCCTTGTTACCCTTGGCACTCACAGGCTTCACGAGGTTCATCGCCGCACCGGGAATCTGCCAGACAATCTCCACGTCATCGATGTTGTTAGCGATGTCGCGCCCGATGTACTTAGGCGTGAAGTCCGGGTTGATGATGCCGGGGCGCTTGTCAAACTGCTCGACAACCAGAATGGTGTCGTAACCAGCCTGCCAGTAATGCACGAGGTTGTGGATCACACGCCACGCTGTGTCAGGGTCTTCCCACTGGTGATGCTCAAGGTATTCCGCATCGTCGTCGCTAAATTTAAACACCGCGATCCCGGTAGTTATACCGGGATCGACTGCGACAACGATCACAGGGAGTTTTCGTTGTGGGGTGGTCATTCCTAATCCTGTCTGCTACGGTTGTTCAGAGAGCGGCCCACCCCGTAGCGCGGTGTGGCCAGCTTGGGGGCAGAGCCACCATTGCGGATGCGAGAATACTGACTCGCTGCCTCTGTGCAAGGATCGCAACGACAACCTGCCCCTTGGTAACCATACAGTGTACCATGTTCTGATAGGTTTGCGCCAGCCGACGCACGGAGCCGCTTCCGCGACTCGCTCTGTGCGCGCTTGCAGTCGGCGCATCGACATTTATGCTTTGTGTAACCTGTTGTAGTGCCGTGTTTCCACATAACTGTAGTAATTAAATTCCCATCCAAGATTTGCCCCACGTCGCATCTGTGTCGAACGGAACCTGACCGAACACAGCTCGTCCACTGGCTCGCATGGCATCCTGCACACGCTCCGCGACTACCTCAATGTGTTCGTCAGGACAGTCTACCAGAATAGCGTCGTGTACCGTGGCGACGATCACTGCGTCGTACTGTGGCAGCCACTCGTTGACCTCCATCGCCGCGACCACGCACAGATCGGATGCGGTGGACTGCGGGAGGAAGGCCAGCCCCGAGTTGATGACGTTCTGCCGGTTCTTACCCGTAACAATTTCTGCTTGGTAGTACCGTCCGAACGGCGAGACAAGGGTGTGTTCCGGCGAGATTGCCGTCTCCTCGATCCACTGCCGCCACTCGTAGAACTGCGGCGCTGCCCGGAAGTAGTTCGTGATGATGGCCTGTGCTTCCTTCGGCGGCATGTCAAGCGCCTTGGCAATAGCATTAGCCCGTCTGCCATACGACAGACCGTAGATGACACCCTTGAGTTTGGCTCGCATATTCTTCTTGGTCGCCTTGTCGAGCGAGTCAAGATCAACACGCGGGAATGCGACCGGCATCAGCGAGTCGAAGAAGTCGGGCATTCCCGGCTGGAACAGCGAGATAAGGTACTCGTCATCCGACATGCAGGCCATCACTCGAAGCTCAGCCTGCGAATAGTCTACCGATACCAGTGATCGGGTACCCACGTCTCGGGGGACAAAGATACGTCGGAGACTGATCTTTCCATCTTCGTCTCGCGGGATGTTCTGGATGTTCGGATCACGGCTGGACAGCCGACCAGTGCTTGTACCATGCACAAGGAAGTCAGGATAAACAAGACCGTCATGCACACGCTTCTGAATACCTTGGACATACGTACCTTTCAGTTTGGTAATTTTTCGTGCCTCCAGCAGCGAGTCGGTGAACCGCTGACCGAGGGAGCCTTCCTCGAAGTCCAACTCCTCCAGCTTGCCAACGGCTGTACTGGCGAGCTTGACTCCGATGCTCTGGTAGAATTCCTTGACCTGCTTGGGTGAGTTAGGGTTGAACTTGGCCCCAGCCATTTCGCGGATGACCGTGAGGTTGGCTTCTTCTTCGGCCCTCAACTGCGCGTGCAGCTCATCAAGGTAGTCGAGGTCCACGGCCACGCCGTTACGCTCCACGTCCTGAAACAGATTGCTCATTCGCGCCTCGAACTTGGCGAGCTTGGCAACACGAGGGTCACCCTCTGCCGCCCGCGCGAAGTATTCGTACAGGTGCCACGTCCAGTACACGTCGTAGGCGTTGTACAGGTACAGGATGTGTCGCGGGATAGCCTCGTAGCCCACCTTGCCCTTGACGTAGAGCTTGGTGTCCTGCTCCCAGTCGTCTGCCCCGAGGTACTTCTTGGCGATCTTCTTCAGACCGTGATCCTCAGAGCGAGCGCCGGGGTTGAGAACGTGGGACATGAGCATCGTGTCAAGGTGCCCGCGAATCTGTGTCCCCAGCACTGCCGACAGGGTACGGAAGTCGAACTTCATGTTGTGCGCGATCAGCTTAACGCCAGAAGTTAAGAACTTGATAAGCTCTGCGCGGTTGTCCTCGCGCTTCAGAGCCTCTTCCCCAAGGACGATGACCCTGCCGCCCGAAGTCAGCGCCACACTGAGCAGCCACAGCTCCTCTGGCAGCATTGTGGTGATGTCGCCACCCGTCTCGATGTCCACCACGACGATCTTGCCGAGGTTGCGTGCGAGGTAGGCCGCGCTGAACCGAGTCTCAGGGCCGTCAATGACCATGTACTCCATCGGCGCGTAGGTCGGCGGGGTGAGCAGCCGGGTCACCGCTGCGTGCAGCTCGGTCAACCCAGAGCCGGACGACAGCAACTGTTTCTGGCTCATGGTCTTGATATAAGTTACTGGGGTAATGGGCGGCATATTGCCCAGCACCAGAACAGGGAGGGTCGGGTCAGTGGTGAACTGGTTCCACAACTCCACGCCTGTCACGGCAGGGAAGTCGCCCAACACGCCCCCGAGAATGTCCTGCACAGGGGGCAGGAACTTCGAGTCTGTGTAGACTGCAATCTCTGTCAAAGCTTTCTCCGATGTCTATGTAGTGTTGACTCAGCGATCCCCGTCAAGTCAGCTACCGTACTCAGGCTGGTCCCCTCCTCCAAGAAGATACCCAGCCACTCCGTTTTAATTTTGCCGGTGCTTAGCACATAGGCCAGCATCGACAGATGCTGTGGGTTGAGTTTCCCTCGCGCCTTCGGGCGCTTCATCCCCACGATGGCCTGCTCTACCTGCCAGACCGAGGAGCCAGTGATGGCCCCGATAGCTTGCAGGGAGAGGATGCCGTGACGATTAATCTCACGGCACCGCTCTCCCCGTACTGCTGAGTTGAGTCCGGTGGTATCTCTCCTCTGATAGATACCGTTGAGCCAAGCCAAGAATGAGGCAAGCTCATTCTTATCCATGCTCGATAAGCTCCAGACTCTTCTTGTTTCTGCCGTCTTCCACGATCTGAATTACATCTGTCTCCACCAATACCTCAACAAGTTCAATGAAGTCCTTCTTACGCTTGCCGTTCGTCGTTGCCCAGCGGAGCGCTTTGGCGTAGGTGACAAAGCCCTCGTTCTCGATGATGAACTTCTCCAGTGCATCGATGTCGCGCCGGTACATCGTTTCGTTCACGCCCTCCACCACAATAACAAGGTCTTCGACCCACTGTGCTGCGTAGTAGCGAGCGTTCAGAACGTCCACCAGCGACACCTTCTCGCGCTTTTCCATCATTGCGAACAGGACAGCCACCTTCAGAACGTTGATCGACAGGCGCTCAAAGCAAGGCTTCAGTACCGAGTAACGCGGGTGGTCCTTGAAGTATTCCTTCAAGTCCCACTCCAAGTCCGTCTGCCTGATCCATGCGTCGTTCTCGAACAACATCTGGAACGGTTCTTCACGGCTCGCCCCCGGCCTACGTGCCCAGTGGTCACGCACACGGGAGAGCTTCGACGTGAGATTGAACAGTTCCTGATCCTGAATTCCGGTCTGGCCGGGTACGCCCTGCTGAAGTCGGCTGTTCTCCCTTGTGCGGGGAGGAGCCTCACCACGAACGAAGATGTTACGCGGTCCCCAACCAGAAGCGAAGTCGCTAAGCTCAAGGTTTTCCTGAAGCTGCGACCGAATACCCATGAGATACTGCACGAAGTTAACCGGAGTGTCCTTCGTTGCTCTGCCCTGTCGCAAACGACCATGTGCCCAGCCGTCATACAATTCGTTCAGCGCCTCGAAGAAGCCCTTCATGTACCCCTTGCCACCCTTGATGTCGGCCACCAACTGCTGCGCCTCGTCCCGGTCATACAGTGATGACTGGTCCGGTCGCTCAGCTAGGTTGTCGAGCAGGCTTTCCGGCGTGGTGTCCGACGTGAGGATGTAGTCGTAGTCACCACTCTGACAACCACGCACCAACCGCTTCATCATGTTACGCGAGGTAGTCTTACGGGTATCCGTAGTCTCACCCATGATGACGAAGAACAGCCCCAGCCGCAGATCACCGAACTGTGGGTAGGCCACGGCCCACTCCCCCAGCACAAGGCTCATCGCGGTCAGCGCACCGGCTACGTGGTAGGGTGCGGGAGCGTCAGTCTTGGTGACTGCCCACTCCACGTACTCGTCCACGAATGTCTCCGTCAGCATCTTGCGTTCGTCCTCGGTCAGCAGCGCTAGCTCAAGCTCCTTGGACAGTCCCTCGTCCTTGGGGCGTGGAGTGTCGTCCAGAGCCACCCGCTCGGTGTGCGTCATCGGGCGGTTGCTCGGGTCAGCCTGTGCCTTGCGGATATCGTACTGCCAAAGGTCCGACATCGGGCGACCGTCACGCTTGTACTTGTTGCTCGATGCGTTCCACGCCACCACCAGTGCTTCCTCAGCGGTGAACCCGGCGCGGAAAAGCTCGCACACGAAGCGGTAGAGGGTGTCCGACCAGTCCTGTGTGCCTCGCGGTGTTGTGGAGTACAGTTCGCTCAGGTGAGGGCTGGCAACCACCCGACGAAGAACGTCCTTCGCTTCCGGCAGGTTGTCAGGGATGTCCTCGCTCAGTTCAAGGGTGTGTTCCTTGGTCTTGATGTTGCCGTACACGTCCATGATTTCAGCAAGAGAATAAATCTCACCGCTGCCCTCGGCGACATGCACAGGGTAGGCTTCGCCGTACTTGAGGTTGACGCTGTTGGGCAGACGCAGAAGCTGCGCCAAGTCCCAGCCGCTTGTGTCGGTGCCAGCCTGCTTGCCGTCAACCTTGCTCGCGTGCGTGAGCGCGATTGCCCGAGACGCATTCGCCACCTGTTCGGGGGTGTACACGTCATCGAGGAGCCAATAACTGTGGTGCTTATTCTCCGACGTGCGAACGTTGATCGACGGGGGTACGAGGTACTGGTCAATCGGGAAGGTGTCGGTGTCGGCGTAGAGAACAGGCGTGACAGAGACAGAACCCTTCCTGCGCCGGGGCACGGAGTACAGGAACGGAGAAAAATAAAGCTGCTCGTCTTCACGAACAGCCGCGTATGCACTAATTTGTTTAAGTTGTGCGGGGTACTGGAACGGCTTATGCTGTGTCAGTTCCCCATCGTCGTCATAGCTAGAAATGAAGACGTAACCCTCGCTGTCTCTGAACAACGAAGACAGAAAATCTGTGGTTTTCAAGCCAATGTTCCCTCCTAATGCTGATGTTACTACGCAACCGGGGCAGGATTCGAACCTGCATCCTCTGCTGTTTCTTGCAGAGCGGCATTCCGTTAGCCGCAACCGGTCGGGAGGGGGTGGCTGCTAGTATCCACTGAGTCTAGCAGTTGCCCTTAAGTCTCGTCCACAACTTAAGACCACCCCGAGTTATTGCTTAGAGGAAGAGGCCGCTCTTGGCATCCTCGACCTCAGCGCCGGTCACCTTGTCGGTGTCGTAGGCGTTGACGCGCTTGACAACGTTGCGCTGCTTGGTAACATCGTTGTCGTCGTCGTCCACGGACTCGTAATCCTCGACCTCAAGGACGATGTTGACCTGCTGGCCCACATAGTCGTCAGCGTCGTTGAACTCGAACTCACCAGCAGGGGTGTCCTTGGTGGGGTACGGGAAGCCGACAGCCTTGTTCAGGCCGATCACGCCGAACAGAGCGTTCGGAGCCAGCACAAACCAGCTACGCTGCTTGCGACCGATACCGGCCTGTCCCTCGGTGATCTTGAAGTCGATCACGTACATGGGGTTTCCAGCCTTGGACTGCTTCAGTTCGCTGGAGTAAATGGTAGCGCCGTAGACACCGGCAGGAAGCACCGGGAATCCTCCCTGTGCGCTCTTAATCTCATCGTTGGTGAGGTTAAGCTTGATGCCCATATGTTATTTGTCCTTCTTGGTTGATGTGTCTGATGTGTTCGTGCTAGTCTCGGCCTTAGCAAAGCGCTCAGGCTCAATCTTCTGGAAGATTTTCTCCATCGTGGGATCGAGGAACTTTCCATTAAGTTTATCTGCATAACGCTGTCCGCTAATCAGCTTGTCAGATACAGTAAAGTCCACTGCACGTCGTGGACCCTTCTTGCCGTCCTCTTCTACGGTGATAACCGTGAAGTGTCCAATGATATCAGGAGTTGACGGGAAAGTAAAGCGGGACTTACCGGAAAGCATGACGGTGGTGGTCACCACGCCAGTCTTATCGTCCTTCTCGTCGTCCTGATGAGCCACGAAGATCGTGAGGAACGGAGCCATGTGTAGGTAGTCAGCCATCTTGCTCGTCCACGTCTTCAGCGCGGCCCACTTAAAGTAACCGTCCTTCTCGGACTTAGGATCAGCAGCGTAAAGCTCAAGCTGTCGTTCCTGTGCCTTATCCAGAGTGTCGATGATGACAACCTGATACGGCAGGCCACTCTCTGCTTCAACAATCTCGTTGTTGAGAAGCGCCTCAACAACCTTGCTGAACTCTCGTGCGGTCGGGGTTTCGATCACGTCGATGTTGGGGTACCACGCATTGACGGATGACGAACCGCCCTCCACGTCGATCAGCAGCACACGCTCGTAGCCGGGAACGGCGCTGATGCTCGATGCGAAGACGGTCTTGCCCTTCTTCGGCGGGCCGTAGAGCAGGATGCTCTTCGGGCTGCCCATCTGTGCTGCCTTTTTAATTGCGAACTTCGGCAGCTTCACTGCCTCTTTGGTGTCAGCCAAGTATTAAATTTCCTCCACGTCGTAAATATTAATGTCGTCTTCCCAGACGTTAGCGAAGGCTGCATCCTCAGCGCTACTCTCATCCTCAGCCTCGACATCAATGTAACCCGTTTCACTGACGGTGTAGTCGTAACGTACTCGGTAAGTGGGCATATTCTCTTCTCCTCTTTGTTACCAGATGCCGTTGCACTGGTAGCAGTCATCATCTTCGGGCAGGTTCTCCCAGCCCTCAGCCTGAACAATTTCGTAGATGCGGCCAGCCCGTTCAAGTGCCGCTTCTGCCATTTCCGGCTGGTACTCTTCCTCATGAATGAAGATGTCGTTCACGTTACCAGAGTCACGGGGGATAAAGCAAATCGCAATCCGATCCACTGGCTCACCCGCAAGTTGAAGCCCTCGTCCGTAGATGTTTGCCTGATAGCGGTACTGCTCAGGCGGTCCATTGACGATGTAACTTTTAATCTTCTTGATGCCGACGATCTTCCAGTCCAGCACAACGGCAACCTGCTGGCCATCAATCTCCACGATGATGTAAAGGTCGGTCGTACCCTTGATGGGACCGTAGCCGGGGACATCCCCGACATAAAGTTTAAGTTCGTGCTGTGCATCTGGGAAGGTGTTGTGTTCGAGGTAGGCGTGTACCGCCGTACCGATGAACGGGTACAGGCTGAAATCTCGGTCATCGTCCACACCAGCCAGCGACTTGCCCACGCACTTAGGACAGGGGTTGGCGATGTTGGAAGGACCAGCACGGCGCTGCTTGTCGCGCTCTGTGCCCTTGGTGATTTCTGCGAGTACCTTGGCCTTGAGTTTACTCGTCGCCAACGGCGAGCTTCTCGTTCACATAGCCCGCGACGGTGGCGAACCACTCCTGATCCGCAAGGATCAGACTCCCCGCAAGCTGGTTGTGTTCGATGAAGTAACCCTTGTCGTTGTGCAGCGCGGGGATGTCCACGATGAACTCCTCTGCGAATCCGGTGAGGATGTTCTGCACGTCTTCTGCTGTGTAATGCTTAGTCAATTTACTTTTGTTTCCTTGTTAGAATTTGTAGGTACCAACGAACGACTCGCTGACAATAACTGTCTGAAGAATATGTTCTGCCGCGTCCTCAAAGTCACCAGCAGTAACCTCACTGCTGCGATACAGTACACGAGAATCTGCGACAGTTCCATTCGGCTCAACCAAACTGAGAACAAAGTCGTCGGCCCAATCTTCTGTGATGCGCCAGAACCGGCCCTTGCCGGGGTCTGGTAGGTTTGGCTTGTCTATCGGTCAACCCTCTCCGTTGCAGCGAAGCTGCGCCATTCTCCAGCGGCCCAGACCTCAATCGTATTGCCTTGCGGTGTCTCCTGCTCCACGAAGAACGACCCCTCAATTACGCCTGCCCCGAGGTCGATCACGTTGCGCCGTTCGAGAAGGGCACCGCTTGCGATCCGCACAAAGACGGTGGCCTTCTCGTCAGTCATTGATGACCTCCACCTTGACCGAAAGCTTGGCGCTCGGCTTCTGGAAGTCCTCGTACTCATCCTCGCTCAGCTTGTCCTTGGCGCGAGCCGACGTGAGAACCAGCTTAGCCTCAGCGTATTCTGCCCACAGCTCGGGGTGGAGCTTCTTGCCGTAGTTCTCATCGAACCGCTTGGACTGGTAGACCATGACCTTGAGGAACCCGTTCTCGTTGTCGCCAACGATGTAGTCACCAGGCTCCTCGTGGAAGTATTCGACCTCCTTGGCCTTCAGGTTCTCGACCGCCTCCTCCAGCTCAGCGATCTGTGCCTGAAGCTCCTTGATCTTTCGTGCTGCGGCAGCCGCTCGCTGTGCCTGCTCAATTTTGTCAGTCATAATTATTTCCCCTCTCCATCGTTAACTGTCTGCAATGATATCCAGCAACTCTTCTGCTGTAAAGTCTAGCGTACCGTCTTCGACAATACTATGCAAGATAGTCCCCACGATTTCGGTATCATCCGTGCAGTCATTCTCGAACAGCCGCCGCACAAGCTGTGCCTTGGTAGCCATCTTACTTCCTCATAATTGCAGCAACCAAGTTGCTCGGGTCGTCAGGGTAACCGTAGCTCGACTCGCTAGCTTCCGCAACCCGCCGCTGAACATAAGCCACCGCCTCGTGTGCGGTAAGCGCTCGGCCCAGCGATTCGAATGTGGTGTGCCCCTCAAATGGAACGGGGCAGGAGCAACCGGAATCTTCTACGGTGTAGAAGTTCTTACGCTCAGGGCTGTACAGCACAGCGAGGATATCGAACTCGTAAGCTGCATTACGCAGTTCGATGCTGCCGATACTCTCCAGCCCGAAGTGTTCTGGGTTGTTCGCAACATCTTTAATGTAGTACCCCATTAGTAGAAAACCCCTCGCTGCATTGCATCCAACAGTTCTGTCATACTGCCATAGTAAGTTTCGGTGACCTTGCCATCCGACACCCTGACAACGTACTCCTCGTAGTAGCAGGTTTCACAGTAGCCGCTGTATTCGATGTCGTCCTTGAAACTGATGTCTGCGTCATCAGCTACCTCGTTGTCGCGTTCCCGCAGAAACGAACGCCCCCACGCATCCATCGCGTCTTTTACAACACTCAAAGTCTTGCTCCTCTTTCCTCTTGGTACTAACCTAGTGCCTCACGCACCGTTTGTCAAGCTATTTCGCAAACTAATTTGCAAGAACTTTACGGACGTTATCGAACGACTGGTAGCGGATGAACTTACCATTCTCCCAGACAGGCTCAAGGAGGCTAAGCCCAGCCTCCTCCGCGAACTTACCGTCATGCCCGTCAAGCAACTGAAGGCCGCCAGCGCCGCCGATAACGGCAAGCCTGCCCTTGGCAGACTTCTTCGTACCGTTGTCCGTGATCGGGTCTTTGGCAATGTCTCGTCCGACACCATCAATCTCCACCCACGTAGCCTTGACAGCGCTGGCGAACGTGTCACGGGTGACGTACTGATAGGTGTAGCTACCCACACCAAGCACGATGTTCGTGGACGCAAAGCCCTTGGCCTCAAGCCGCTTAAAAATAGCCTCGGCGCGCTCGTAGGTAATCGAGTCACCGTAGATAGCTCCGATGTGCGGGTCCAGAACCTTGTAACCCTGCTCGTTAATCGTGCCGCCGAAGGTGTCCCACAGCAGTTCGATGACACCCTTCTGTTCCGGTCGAAGGGGTTGCTTTGTCTTCTCGTACAGTTCCCGTGCGGCAGCGTAACGAGTGCCGTTATGCACACCATCCTCGGGGTCACCGAATGTGCCGGTCAGGATGTCTACGGGGTCGCCGGAGTCGGGCCGAACAACCAGCTTGCCATCACGTCCCATGATCTGATCCTTGAGGTTCGGCAGGATGACCGTGAGGACGTTCCACAAGTCCCAAGTATCAGAGACTACCGAGACAATCCCGGCCGGGTACAGGCTCAGCAGTCGCTCGTAGGTGGCCTGCTCGTTGCCCTCGTCGGAACCGCCAGCGCACATCACGGAGTGCTCGGTGGCAGGAACAGAGCCGAGAATGAGTCCGTTGTCTCCATCGTAATTCTCTTCAACGAACCGGGCGACATTGAGGTTGTCTGAACCAGTGAAAGAGAGAAGGTGTCCAGCACCCGATGCGGCGGCAGCCTCTCGACCAGCCATGCCACGGAAAGAGAAGTCATGTCCCTGCCACTCCGTTCCCTCGATTGATCCGGTGGTCTTCAGCGCCCACTCGTTGATGAGCTTACGGAAATAATACGCAGTGGTAGCAGACGTACTGGCCTGCCAGATGCTCGCGCTCATCACAGTCTCGATGTAGTTCACGAGCCAATAGAACTCAGGCAGCGTGTTCTCTACCGTGAAGCTCGGCACACGGAGTGGGACCAGTGTACCTTCCGGCAGACCACAGAACCGCAGGGGGAGGTAGCCCAGCCTGTGCAGGGCGCGGATGTGGTCGGAGCCAACGTCGTTCGGCCCGAGAACCGACGTGACGAACTCCTCGTACAGTTCGGCTACTTCGTCCTCGTCGGCCTCGAAGAACGGAACCCATGCGTCCATTGCCCACGATGCGAGGAACGCCTGAAGTCCGAAGTGAACGACGTGATCGATGCGAGCTACCCGGCTGCCCCGGTTGGTGTAGTTGGACAGCACCCCCGTTGTGCCGACAGGGTACTGGCGGCGGTGGTCGAGCTTGTAAGCGTCGGTGTCCATGAGTGGCGCGATGGGCGCAAATTTGTCATACATTAATTTCTCCAATCAAGTAGGGAAGCACGGGGATAACTTTAATTCGATCTGGGAATACCTCAGTGGCAATCGAGGGGTATGAGTCGGTCGTGTAGATGCTGTCGAACCTTTCGCACAATGACTTAATACCTTTAGAGAAGATGCCATGCGTCACCCACAAGTCGAGCCGTTCCTTGGGAAGACCCGTTGCCTCAGCCAGTCCGATGAACGTACCTCCACCGTCGCATATGTCGTCCACGAGAAGCAGCTTACCCACGGCGGGAAGTTCCTCGCAAGTGAAGCCGTTCAGTTGACCAGTCTCGAAGTCTCGTGTCTTCTCAGCCTTGAACACCGGGACGTGCAGCTTTTTTGCCGCGCGAGTGGCCCGATCCACTGCTCCCTTGTCGGGTGCAATGACACCGACATAGGGGTGATCGTAGTAGTCGCCCCTGTTGCCAAGCTCCCGCTTGATGATGCGCTCGAATGGGAACACGGTCAGTTCGGTACGCCCAGTAGCCCCCAGCATCCTCGGCATAACCTCAGAGTGCGGGTCAAGCGTGATGATTTGGTTCACACCCAGTGCGTTAAGGAAGTCAGCGTAGACAGCCGCCCCGAATGGAACTCCACGGTCAGCGCGTGCTGCTGGGAGGTATGGCAGGATGATGACAGTCTTCTCGCCGCGATCCTTGCAAGCTTCTACCCACATTGCCAGTAGGAACAAGTCGTGAGAGTCAGCCCCACGAAGATCAGCGATCTGATATGCGAACCTCTGCTCACCCTCGGCACCCTTGATGTGTGCCTCCCCAGCGGGGAACGTGAACGCCTCCAGTGGACTCGTCACGGTCCAGCCTTCGAACGTCTTAGCCATGAACTTCAGTGTCATTGCTTACCTCCTCTTCCTCGTCAGCCAGCTTTTTAATTGCTGCCTCGTGGTCCCTAAAAAACGTTGTCATTAGTTGCTCTCGGTTGTCTCGGCTACGGGGGCGGCATCCATCAGTCCGCAGACGCGACAGGTATACCCAGTCAGTGACACTTGCTGGAGTTCACCGGCACACTCGATACAGCGCGGTTCCTCCGTTGTCTCGGTTGCGGGGTGGAGAGCGGCGCGTTCGCGGTCGAGTGCGGGAGTGTCAGGCATTCCCGGCTCCCTACCGACACGGGCAATATCCGATGAACTGTGCGCGCCCCAGAACGAGAGGTAGGCGGCGCGAATGGCTTCTCCATCAGCAACCACCGCCGCGATCCGGCGCTCTGCCTCATCCAAGGCGGTGAGCAGGGCAAGCGCGGTGTCGGCAAGCTCGGCAATCAGTTCTTCCTCATCGCCCACACGGTCACCGGGCCATGCGCCGCACGAGCCGAAACACACCGAACAGTGATCTGATTCGTCACCGTGGCGCAATGGGTTGCGGGCTTGACCAATCAGCGCCTTGATGGCGGCACGGTCGAATGATTCAGTCATGAGTGATCTCCTCGGTTGTTTCCGTCACTCGTCGAAACACGGCGGTCTTGTCGCGCAGGGTTTCCCCGGAGCGCTCGAAAAGCTCACCGTGGAACCGCGCTTGAAGCGCGCCCTTCCGAATGAACATGAGTCGCCCGCGGCCGCTCGGCATCAGCCCCTCGGCCAGAACCGATTCGCTAGGCACGGTCGCTCCCCTTGGTCTCGGCCTGAAGCTCGGCAAGCTTGCGCCGGTAGTAGTCCTCGTGCTCGTCGTGCCGGTCGATGAACGCCAGCAGGTCTTCCTCCGTGTAGTTCACTTCTTCCCCTCGGTCTCGGATGCTGCCCGGATGGCGGCGGCAATGTCACGGCAGGTTGCCGCGTCCCTCAGGTGCTCGCTCTCGCCCAGCGCGATCTGCGCGTCAGCTTCGCGCTGCTCCGCTTTCGCCTCGGCCTTCACCTGGGATAGCCAGCGGTCGAACTCTTCGGGTCGCACTCGATAGATGCGCAGGGCATCGCGCACCTGCTCCGTCGTCGGCGTGAACGCGTCAGTCAAGATAGTCCTGCTCCCTGCCCTCGTCCACGATGGCGATGATATCGAGCGCGAACGGGAGGTCGCTCGGGCCAATCTCCATAGCACGCTTACGTACCAGAGTCAGCTTCTCCAGAGCATCCTCCAGCTCTGTGCGAAGGGTCTGCTCGTTCATTTTATCGATGTTCATTGTGCTACCTCCCTTTCAGTATCGGTCGTACAGCTCGGCAAGATCGTCAGCAATCTCGTCAAGTCGTTCCTCGTTGCGCTCGTCTCGCGTGTCGGGTGAAATGAAGTTCCACCACTGCACCGGCTGGGTCTGTCCCGGTCGGTCCAGTCGCTCCCCTGCCTGTGAATTCAGCATAGCGTTCGAGTGCTTCGAAAGCCACACGCCGTTGCTGCACACATGCTGGAGTCCGTCGAGTCCTTCTGCCACGGTCGGGATCGTCGCCACGATGACGCGCTCCTTCTGCCCCAGCTCCAGCACAAGGCGGTCACGTTCAGCCTGCTTCGTCTCGCCGGTGAAGCCAGCAGACTTGATACCCGCCTTGTTAAGTCTAGAGACTACGATGTCCACGAAGGGCTTGCTCGGGCAGAGAACGAACCATGTCTCTTCGTCGCCACCGTCTTTAATCAGTGAGATTAATGCGTCCAGCTTGGAGGACTTGGTGTTCTCCGCGAAGGTAACCTCACCATCCTCGTTCACGATGGGAACACCCAACGTGATCTGTCGCAGGCGTAGATCGTTCACGAGTGAGTTAGACGTAGCAACAAAGCTGTCGCCCAGCCACGCCCCCGCAAGGTCGTCCCACTGCTGGTAAATCTTACGCTGCTTCGGAGTCATTTCGCAAATGACTTCGATGGGCGGCAGCACAGGGGGCAAGTCGCCTCGGTGATCGGCCTTCCGTCGCCGCACAAAGAACGGCATGTCTGCGGTCACGCCACCCGGCGTAAGCTCGCGCACCAGCTTAATGATCGAACCGTCGCGGATCGTGCGCCAGAACTTCTCGATCCACTTGTGGTACGACTTGTACCGCTCGGGCCACAGCCAGTTCATCGGGGAGAACAGCCCCTCCGGTCGGTTAGCAGCCGGTGTACCGGACAGTGCGACCTTGTACTCGCTGTCGATCCAGCGAATTGTCTGGCTCGTCAGCGACTTGCCGTAGTTCTGGATGCGGTGAACCTCGTCCGCAATAACCATGTCGGCGTACTTGCCGGTGATCGCACCGGAGCGCATCATTTCCCAGCCGATGAAGTACCAGCCGGGTTCCTTGTCGGCCAGCCGCGTGAACGTGTAGTTCTGGTGTGCCTTCTTGGTGTTCTCCAAGTAGTAGAACGGTGCGTCGGGGATCATGTCACGCACCGTCTTTTCCCACGAGCGACGGGTGCCGAGAGGCGCGATTACCACGATTGTCTCAACACCCGTCCGCCGTGCGAACTCAACAGCAGCGATGGTCTTGCCGAGCTAAAGAGCCTGTTCGTAGGCTAGGAAGATGGACTTGTGACCTTCCGCAATAGCGCGGGAGACATCGAGTTCCTGATAGTCGAACAGGGTAATCATTTGGCATCACCTACAATCTTTCCACTTACACCGTTGCGGGTGCGGCCTTTGGCCTGTCTATCATCTACGTTGTCTTTGTTGGTACCCAGAAATAAATGCTCTGGGTTAATGCACTTCCTGTTGTCGCATGTGTGCAAGACATGAAGACCGTTTGTTGGCCCCACCCATACAGAATACGACACAATATGTGCATTGGTTTCTCTGCTATTAATTTTTAGTTGACCGTATCCACCAGTGCTGAAGTAGCCTTGCCACTCCCAGCACCCGGTATCGGTGACGACCCAGCCAAAATGTTTCAGCTTATCCTCTGGGGACAGGCCAACCGCATTATTGTTCGGGCGCTCTGGGTCGCCGTACCGATACCAGCGTTTGTAATGTACGCTGCACCAGCCTCTTGCCATAATCTTTGTCGTTTCACACGACTTAACCTTACACTTCATGTCGATTAAAGATTATCAGCGAGACAGGCGCTTGTCAAATTTCCTAGCGCTCAAAAAATTTCGCTGAGATATTCCCGCATGGGCCTACTACTCAACTTCATACCACTCCCCGTCAATCCAGCCTAGCAGCTTTTCCAGAACGTACTCCGCGCCCTCAAGGTGCAGTTCATTCGGATCAAGCAGTCGCTGGAAACCGAGGTTGAACAGCGTGGTCGATACCTTCTGCCGAATCTCCTCAACCGTTTCCGGTCGCTTAAGCTCCAGCACCTTTACTTCAACATCGGTAATAATTTTTATTTCCTCACATTCCCAAGTGGATAGCCAGTTCGAAGAACAGTTTCT